AGCCCGATCTTTAGCTCGCTTCTAAATGTAACAGGAGCAACTTGGGATAGTTGGGGATCAGATGTGTCAGACGAAGAATATGTTGGCAATCTAGCACTCGCACAGCTTGAGCTAACCAAAGCAACTGAAGAAGCACCTGCTGAGGAAGCACCTGCAGAAGAGGCTGAAGAGGCCGAAGAAGAAGCTAGTGAATGACAAACCTAATAGAGCAGGTAAATGTTGATCAATTGGCAGAGCAGGCAATCGGACACTACGGTTGGCTGCTGGTTGCCGCTTTTGTGACACTGCTCTTTAAGGATGTCCTTTTTAATTTCGTACAAGGGATTCTAGTCTTCTGGGGAAGCGACTTTGAGAACGATGAAATCCTATATATCAGTGGCCGGCAGGCTAGGGTAATAAGGCTGGGCCTTACTAGCTGCACCTTCTTCCTTACGGACAGGCAGACGAAAATGATAGTTCCCAACAGCCAGCTCAAGGAGCTTGTAGTGGAGAAGAAACTGCCAACTAACGGGGGAGAGGAGTACCTGCCTAAAGGGGGCGAGAAGGGGCCAATGAGAATTGAGTTGATAGATGCAGAGGACGAATAAAATAACCCTAATAATCTTCTTGGTAGCAGTTGCCTACTTCGGTGTACTGCTAACTGGCTGCATCAATTTGGATAAGGTTAAGACGCTGGAGATTGATACCCCCTTTGCAGATTTCGAGCTTATAGGGAAGGAAGGCAGTGAGTGAACTTGGACGATTTGAAGGTGCTTGCAGTTTCAGCAGCCGGAGTGGGGAACTGGGTAATAAATATAGACTTAGGTTTGAAAATAATGCTGACAGGTTTGAGCATAATCTATGTTATCCTAAAGATTAAACAATTACTAAAGAAAGAATAATAAAGATGTTAAAGAGTAAAACAGTTTGGGCCTCTATTACCACCTTGGTAGCCGTAGCTGCCTCAATAGCGACAGGTGAGGCAACAATCACCGAAGGGCTACAGATTGCAGTACCTGCGATTCTCGCAATGTTCCTGCGTCACGGTATTGCCAAGACACAGGACGCAGCAGAGGCAGCCGTAGAGGCAGCCAGCAGCGTAACACCAGCCCCCAAGAAGAAGGCAGCAGCCAGCAAGGCGTAAGCTATGGGAACCTATTTGACCAAAGGGGAAACCTTTGCCACAGGCAACACTGTTACGGCTGCCAAGTTGAACACCTTGGTGGACAACGCCACAGTGACAGCCGGCTCAATAGGTTCCACAGAATTAGCTACGAACGCTGTAACTGCTGACAAGATCAGCACTGCATCCCCTCAGCCGGTGACTACCGGCACAATCAGGGCCGGGGCAGTAAGCAACGCCAAGCTGGCAGCTATGGGATCCCAGACTGTTAAGGTTAGGGCAACCAACAGCACAGGAGACGCTAGTGACTTAGCAATGATAGGAGGAGGAACAAACGGATCCTCTAAGATGCTGGTCGGCACAAGCGACAGCATCAACGCTGTAGAAGCCAGCCAGTTCAAGCTGGTCAACAGCAGCAATGCAGATGTCACCAACAACACAGCGGCAAAGCTGAGGCTACACACTACAGCAGTATCAGATTGGGACACTGTAGCAGCAGCCACTGACGTACACGATGATAACGATAGGCTGCTAATCTATGACGCTGACGGGGTTTCCGGCTCTGTTGCGTCACTGAAGCAGATTGCACCCAAGAAGCTCCTGCAGAGTCTGCCGGCTTCAACAGCAGCCACAGGTGTGTTGAGAGTAGCTAGTGGGGCTGCAGTAACGGATCCCTTCAACGCTACAGTGGTAGAGGATGCCCTTTCTCCTACGCAGGCAATCAACTGCCCTATATTTGCAAAGGCTTGGGCCAACATTAGCAGCAGTTTGGCTTATGATACTACCGGCAGCTTAACGATAGATTCAAATTACAACATAGCAACCGCATCTGTTACGGGCCGAGGCGTTGTTGCCTTCACTTTTTCGGACAATCTTCCTAGTGGTAATTTTGTGGTAATAGGAAGCGCGAACTATGGGAACGGTACAGCAGTAACAAAAGATTCTAGGTATGTTGTTAGCGGTGAATCTGCCTCTGGGTTTACTTTAACTTTTTCAGAAGTTGACGGCAGCAGCTTGACCACTCCGATGACTATCAGGATAGCAATTTTTGGAACCTAATGACACTTCTCGAAATAGCGAACTACGTCTGTAATCTGGTTGGTAAAACTGACAGCACCAGCGTCACCAGATGCAAGGAGTACGTTCGACAGCATCATCAACTGATCTATGACTCAGCACTCTGGAGGGAGAGCTTGGAAGTGGACAGGGTGACGATGCAGCCGGACGGTAGGATCGTTTACATCGAGGTCACTAACGGCGGCAGTGGTTACACAGCAGCCCCTACTGTTGGCTTTACGAGTTCAACAGGTAGCAGTGCAGCAGCAACAGCCAAGCTGTTTAATGATTCAGTGGGGGAGGTAGTTCTTACCAATCCCGGCCAGAACTACGAGGAGGATCCTACCGTAACCTTCACAGGAGGATCCGGCACAGGAGCAGCAGCAACAGCCTACGCTTCCGGCTACGGTGATACAGTTGTGATGCCCCAGAACATTAGCAACGTGTTGTCAATTACAGCAGACGATGAAGAACTTATCCCCTCAGAGATCATCACCCAGTTTATGGCAGATCCGGCATCACTTAACGAGAAAGGAGCTGCTCGTAAGTTTTCTCCTATTGCCAGTGTGGGTATTAATTTTGATCTCGTTAACGGCAGTGTTTACTTTGAAACAGTTGACGCTTCAGATGCTGGGAAAAAGATCGAAGTAGTTGGCCGGCTGAAAGGTGATCCTAATCGGATCTACAAGGAGACGGTAACGCTGGCAGCCAGCCCTTCGGTGAATGTCACTTTCGAGAGTTACTCAGAGATTACTTCACTGAGTAAGGAAGAGACTGCTGACACAATCATCGTAAAGAACATTACCGGCTATAATAAGATTTATTGGAACGCTTGGGAAACCAAGAGCGAGTTTCAAAGGGTCAGGCTGTACAACCGCCCAGAGTTCGATCAGGCGGAGCCAATCCAGTTGACGATCTTGGGCAAGAAGAAGATCCGGCCCCTAGTGGCTGACACTGATGCCCCTATGATCAGCGGGATTGATAACGCACTGATCAAGTACGGCACTGCTGATATGCTAAAGCGTCAGCGGCAGTACGGCAAAGCCCAGCTTGAAACAGGTGAGGGCGATAGGTTGCTGGCAGTGGCCAGAGACGCAGAAACAAATCAAACAGCTAAAGTAATGAGGATCACTCCAGAGGATCTCTCAGGAGCCTATACCCGAAATGACTTTAGCTTTTAGAAATGCCTGTCTATTTCAATGATGCTCTTGATGATACGCTGCTGTACGACAGGCAAGCCAGTTTCATTGGTGGTCAAGTCTCCAACTTTCGCGAGAACCTCCTCAACGAGTCACAGGCTGAACTGATCAAGGATCTGGCTCCTGAGATTAACGGGGTACTCAAGACTCGCAGAGGCTTCCACAGATTTGCAAACCTTCTAGGCAGCACCAGCAGCAGCACCAACGTGCAGACGTTGCACTTCTTTGATTCCGACAGTAGAGAGAGATTGATAGCTGCAGTAAACGGCAGCCTCTACGAGATCGAGAGCAACGGCACAGTCACAGCAATCAGTGCAGTAGCCGGCTCTCTGGATCCAGCATCGACTCCTGCGTATATGTGCCAGATCGCGGATAAGATGTATTGGAGCAGCGACAGCAGCAGCAACAAGATTTTCGAGTTAAAGTATTCTGGCGGTGCTTGGGTAAAAACGGTTAGCACAGACACAACCTATCCGGCAGATGCAAAATACCTGATAGCAAACTCTGGGCGAGTGTTCGCTTATGATCCCAGTGGCAACCAGATTTTTGTTAGCACTATCCTCCCAAATTTAGCTTCTACGAGCACTCTGTTCACTACCGGGGGAACCACTATCAACCCCTTCAAAGTAGGCACAGGAGCCGAAACTGTGACGGGAATGTACAGTTGGGTAGGCACTAACGTGGTAGTCTTCTGTGAGAGTAGTGTTTATGTGGTGGACACCAACCCACTGACAGCAGCGGCAGCTTCAGCAGGTAACGCTACCAGCACCTTTACGATCCGGCAGGTCAGCAACAAATCAGGAGCTATCAGCCACAGGGCAGTGGCACAGGTAGGGGAGGATCTTCTTTACTTGAGCCGGGACGGAGTAAGGAGCCTCAAGCGTACTATGGCTGAGGAGATGGTAGCCGATACAGCCGGCGTGATCTCCTACCCGATTCAGGATCTGATTGATCGGATCAACTGGAGTGCAGCAGTGCAGAAGGCTGCAGCAACATTCTGGGGAGGCAACTATCTGCTTTCTGTTCCGCTTGATAGCAGTTCAGACAACAATGCCCTGCTGGTCTACAACGTAAACACTAACTCTTGGGGAGGCTTCTGGCAGGGGAATGCCAGCTATCAGGTCAAGGCTATCGACTTCGCAGTGGCAGCCTTCAACGGTTACGCTGAGAAGCTGATTACACTGGACAAGATTGGCAACCCTCTTGAGTTCAGGGACTACGTTAATCCTGACAACGCAGTAGCCACTGATTATCAGGACACTTTCGACGGGAGCACCTACAGAGACACAGCTTGGCAGGCAGTTACAAGAGGCTTGGCCTTTGGTGATCAGCTTAGTCCGAAGAGTGGTGACTTTGTAGAGTACGAATTTGATCGGAGCAATGCCAAGGTAG